GCAGGTCAGGAAGTTGACGAAGACGTAGTAAGTAAATTGACTGGTAAAGCCGCTCAGTACTTCACAAAAGTATTAACAGCGAATGCCGACTAAATAATTTACAACTTTGAAATCGCTGGAGAGTATTGTCTCTCCGGCTTTTTCTTGCATATACAAACAGACCAATCGTACACAGTTAGTAATTGCTAACCAACTACGAAAGGAGCTTTACGTGAATAAGCAAGAAGTAAACAAGATGTTATTAGAGTACGGAGACGCGGTAGTAACCTATCGTAGCGAAAACTCAAATAAGTTAAAATATAATGTCTGTACACTGGACTTTACTACTCCATATATAAAAACCAAGAAAAACCGAGCAAAGGAAACTAATGAAACTATACTGACTTTTTGTTGGGATACTGATTCCTATAGACTTTTGCGCCCCTCAAATATAGTAACTATCGTACCCCTTTCTACTATCTTAAAAAATGGTGAGAAATAATGGAGTTGCACGAAGCTCCCGAGCTGTATGAGCGTGTAATCCACTATGATCAAGTAAAAGAAGTGCAGGTTCGTTTAACTGTAAGTACTTTTCGCGGCATAGAATACCTGAGTATACGTAAATACTACATGGACTTTGAAGAAGAATGGAAGCCTTCGAAAGAAGGAGTCACTATGCCTATAGATTTTTCAAACTCAAAGGAACTATTCATAGGTCTGACTGAAATACTTTCTCTGGCAGAGAGTAAGCAGGTACTAGAAGAACACTTCTCTGATCTACTAGCAGATATATACAAATAGTTCTTGACAGTTGCCTTACTTTTTGATATAATATGTTTTCAAATTTAAGGAAAAGTCTAATGATTGTTCAAGGCAGCATAAACTATACTACATCTGGTCGTAAACGCAAGGCCACTAAAAAGGTTAAGAAAGCATCTCATCAGCCCAAGGCTGAAGGAGTTGGGCCATCGCCACGTGCGTTGGCCTTATTACCCACACCTTACCGTAGGGAGACTATAGATTATCCGTCTCAGCCTATGATGGGAGTAGCAGGTAAGGTTGATGAGTCGTATAAAAAAGAAGTGTCACAATCATATACTTTAGCTCCCGCCTACAACAAGGGAGCATACCAAGTAATTTCTAAAGAAAACATCAAACATATAGGAAAATAGTTATGCCAGTAAAGTTTAAAGAATCTCAAAAAATAGTTATTGACCGTAAGAGCAGTAAAACAAAAGTAGTACACTTTTATATGAAAAGTACAAGCACAGATGAACTTGTTAAAGAGTTAGCTCGTGCTGTACCAAAAGTACAACAAAAAATCCGCAACGAATTAGTACGAAGAAAGGTATCTGTGTGAAAGATCTACTAGACAAGGCTTGTTTGGCATACTATCAAGATGGCGATCCTATCCTTACGGATGCCCAATTTGATAGACTTGCAGAGTTGCATAACTACCATGATGTAGGGTATACTCCTACAGATGGCATTCGCCACACTTATCAAATGTATTCGTTACAAAAGTGTTTCGATATATTGTTCCCACCGTTTCATGTATTGGGTAAGGACGTTGTCTGTTCTCCAAAACTAGACGGTGCGGCTGTTGCTTTAACCTATGTAAACGGCAGTCTATTTCAGGCTTTGACTCGTGGAGATGGTATTCACGGTAAGTATGTTCTAGACAAAATGCAGCATAGAGTACCTGCCACAATAAGCCTTGGAGGTATAGTTCAGATTACAGGTGAGTTAGTAGCTCCTGATAGTATTGAGAATGCTCGTAACTACGCTGCGGGGTCACTGAACCTCAAAGATCCAGAAGAGTTCAAGACTCGCCAAACAATATTCTATGCCTACGGGTTAGAGGATGATAAGTTTGGGTTTACCGCTGAGTACGGAGATACATGGACAGCTCGTATGGAGTATTTAGCAGAGCAAGATTTTGCTACTGTACATACACACATGACAAAGGGTCTACCTACAGATGGTTTAGTCTACCGTATCAATGATACTTACGACTTTAACAGTATGGGACATACCGCCAAACACCCACGAGGTGCATTCGCCCTAAAGGAACAACAAGAGGGAGTAGTTACTAAACTATTGGATGTTAAGTGGCAAGTAGGTAAGTCTGGTGTTGTTAGCCCAGTTGCAATTCTAGAGCCTGTAATGGTTGGAGATGCGAAAGTATCTAGAGCTACCCTGCATAACATGGACTACATCAGAGACCTAGACCTAGAGTTGGGATGCGATGTAGAAATCATCAGATCAGGGGAAATTATACCCCGAGTAGTAAGGAGAGTATAATGTATTTTACAACAAAAAACCCAGAGCCTTGCCTAATTTTAGCAATGGAAGAGTCGGGCGAGTTTGTTCGTGCCTGTAGTAAAGTTATTCGTCATGGGCTAGATGAAAAACGCAAAGCGCATCTAATCGAAGAGGCAGGAGATGTATTAGCAACTATGTATCTTCTAGAGGCACACGATATGTTTACTCATGAAGAAGTAATAGCAAGAGCAAAGCAAAAGCTATTAAAATTACAGGGCTACGAAGAGAACGAATGATAGTAATAGATAACTATATTAAAGATAAAGACCTTTTGGATCGCTTGTCCGATGTAGATCAATGGCGTCTCTTAGATAGGGACAACTACCAGAATGCGGGCAATAGTTACTACTATAATGTAGGCGAGCCTTCCAATATTTGGGAGGAGGTAATAAATCTTGTGTTCGAGGATGAAGTACTAGGTCTCAAAGACTATGACTTTGAACGGTTCGAGTATTGGGGCAATGTGTTGGATGAGCGCAGACAGCTTGATTGGCATCAAGATAAGACAGAAGAGTTGTTTCCTAGAGTAAAAAAGCTGTGTAAAGTTGGTGTTGTACTATACTGTTACCCCCATAAAGTGTGGGGCGGTTCTCTAGAGATAAAGAATGACTATGGCTTGCACGAAGAGCTAGATAGAGTAGAGTGCGTATACAACAGGCTAGTACTTTTTGATAGCGGCAATAAATTTCACAGAGTTGCTCCAATATTTGCTGGAACTCGATATGGTTTTCAAATAAATTTATGGTAATCATAAAAAAAATAATTCTTGACTTTTATCTTAAAACAACTTATAATATCTTTTCAAAATTAAGGAATAGACTATGCAAACAATACAAGCTCCAACAAGTTGCCCATCGTGTGACTCAGTGCTTGATGTAGTCAATAATCTTTTATTTTGCAGAAATACATCTTGTACTTCACAAACTCACAAAAAACTAGAACACTTTGCAAAGACCCTCAAGATCAAAGGGCTCGGGCCAAAAGCTATCGAGAAATTAGGGGTCACAACTTCACAAGAGTTGTACTTGCTAACAGAAGATGACTTTAGTTCCCTCCTAGAATCTGATAAGATAGGTGCAAAAGTATTTGGTGAGATTCAGAAGTCTAAAGATGTTCCAATGAATTTAGTTCTTCCCGCCCTTAGTATTCCTTTGATCGGTAATACAGCCGCTAAAAAATTAGCTTCTGTATGCGATTGTATCGGTGATATAAACCCAGAGAGTTGCTTAGATGCAGGGCTCGGGCCTAAGGCTACAGAAAATCTAATTTCATATCTAAAAGAGTATGGGATAGCCTTATTGGAGCATCCCTTCTCTTTTAAGTTCGAGAAGCCACTTACACTAGCTAATAAGGGCGTAGTATGTATCTCAGGTAAGCTGAAAAGTTATAAGACAAAAGCAGAAGCAACCCAGATATTACAACAACAAGGCTACAGTGTAAAAAGCTCTTTAACGCGAGACGTAACCATTCTAGTAAATGAGAGTGGCGTAGAGTCCGCAAAAACTAAATCAGCCCAATCTAAGGGCATTCAAATCATAACTAACCTATTACATTTCCTGGAGAAATAAATAATGGCATTACCAAAATGGACAGACGAGCGTACAGCAGAACTTACATCTTTCGTGGGTGACGAGTCTCCTGTATCTCAATCAACTGTTGCTGACGCAGCAGTACAATTAGAAACTTCAACTCGTTCAGTTTCTAGCAAACTTCGCAAAATGGGCTTTGACGTAGAACTAGCTTCAGCTTCTTCTACTAAAGCATTCAGCGAAGCACAAGAAGCTACTTTGGCTTCTTTCGTATCTGACAACTCAGGTCAGTACACTTATGCAGATATCTCAGATCACTTTGAAAATGGTGCATTCTCTGCAAAATCAATCCAAGGCAAAATCTTGTCTATGGAATTAACCGCTCACGTTAAGCCAGCTCCTAAAGTTGAGTCTGTTAAAACGTATTCGGACGCTGAAGAAGCTACTTTCATCTCTATGGTAGAAAGCGGCAGCTTCGTAGAAGCAATTGCTGACGAACTTGGCAAGACTGTAAACAGTATCCGTGGTAAAGCTCTTAGCTTGCTTCGTACTGGTGCGATCTCTGCTATTCCTAAGCAAGAAGTAACTAAAGGCTCTGCTAAGTCAGATCCTTTTGAAAATGTAGACGTTGCTGACTTAACTGTTGAGCAGATTGCTGAGCAAATCGGTAAGACTGCACGTGGCGTTAAAACTATGCTTACTCGTCGTGGTTTGGTTGCTGCCGACTACGATGGTGCTTCAAAGAAAGAAAAAGCAACTGCATAAGTAGTTGTTAAATTAGAACAGCCCTTGGGGTAACTCAAGGGCTTTTTTGTCAATTCGGGGGAATGTTGATTGAATATTGCTAGTGCGTTAATAAAGCAGGTACTTGTGTGTCAAGACTTTGACACGTGGGTCAGCTGTCGCAAAGCATATTTGCCCTCAGAGTACCACGGTATTTACAAGGTGATAGATCACCATTGTGAAAAATACCACAAAATGCCCACCATAGAAGAGCTAAAACTAGAAATAAGAGATGGATCTACTCGGGAGAAACTTCATGCAATAACTGCAGTAGAAGTTGATACCGACCCTTTTATGCTTTTAGAGTACCTTAAAAATGAGTATGCTCAAAAAGAAATACTTGATTCCCTAGAAAACTACGTAGAGAGTTCTGTTGCTTTCGCAGATGCAGACGAGTCTGTAAATGAGTTGCATCAGATAGTTCTAGACATAGAGGGGAAAGTAGACCTAGAAAAGCCTCAAGATAGTATGCAACGTATCACTTTATTTGAAGATGATGAAGAGATAGCAAACTACTTACCTCTTGGCCTTAATACCGAATACGACCACGAAATACAGTTCTCTCCTAGAGATCTTATACTTGTGGGCGGTAAGCGTGGCTCTGGTAAGTCAGTTGTTTGTTCCAATATAGCTAACAGTGTGTTTAAGTCTGGTAAGACTGCAATGTTTTTTACTATTGAGATGGACAGTCGCTCTATTCTACAGCGTTGTTGTGCAATCGCTACGGGGATTCCATTCGCTAGACTAAGGACTAAGAATCTTAGTGTTATAGAGTGGGAGCGTGTAGCAGGTTGGTGGGCTAACCGTTTTGACAAGGGACAAGAGCGTTTGAAACAGTATAAAGCCGACAGAGATTTTGAGAGGTTTCATCATGATCTAACAACTAATTGCGAGCTACTCCCGACTCAGCAGTTAGACGTAATTTATGATCCTTCTCTTACACTATCTAAGATTAGAGCGGAACTTGATAAGAAAGTTAAAGCCCTAAACGTAGGTGTTGTCATTGTCGATTATATAAACCAAGTAAAACGCTCTAATCTTCCCTCTCGTGGAGGTCAGTACGACTGGACAGAACAGATCGAAGTAAGTAAAGCTCTTAAGGCTATGGCACAGGAATTCGAAGTACCAGTATTCTCGCCATACCAAACAGATGCTAGTGGTGAAGCACGATTCGCAAAAGGTATTCTTGATGCAGCAGATGCAGCATATGCGCTAGAGACTTGGGAACAAGAGGATAGCTGTATTACATTTAACTGTGTAAAAATGCGTAATGCGTCTATGAAGTCTTTTACTTCTCAGATGAACTGGGAGACTTTGCAGATAGGGCCTGAATCGTCCTTAACACCAAAAGAAAAAGAAGATAACGAAAATCGAAGTGATGAGAGCATAGACGATATATGAATGTAGAAGAGCTATTAGTACAGAAAAAAATACCTTATGTCCATAAAGGGCAAGACTACTTAGTATGTTGTATAAATCCTGATCACCCAGATAGAAACCCTTCAATGCGGGTAGACCAGATTACTGGAGTATTCCAATGTTTTAGTTGTGAGTACAAAGGTAACTTGTTTACGCATTTTGGGGAAAAGGCAAACCAACTGCAATTGAAGCGTGAACTGTTAAAGAAGCGTATATCCGAGAAGCGCGCTGAAAGCGTTGGTTTGTCTTTTCCCAAAAGTGCG